CAATAGTTAACAATTTCCTCTTTTTGTTCTTGATTAAATTCTTCGTTGTTTATAATATTTTTATTTTTACAAGTTAACCCCCATAATATAGATGCTAAACATGCTGTTGTGATAATAATATTATCACTTGTATTCATTAATTCTTCTATAGAAATTCTAGGATTATAATAAAAATGTCTATCAGCTTTATCTTCTTCTTTACCTTTTGAAGTAGCAATTGAAATTAATTTATTTAATTCTTTTACTCCATCAAGATTTTTAGAATATAATCCTATATGATATCCTCTTTCATCTGCTTCTAATTTTGTACATAAATATAATTCAATTCCATGTATATATTTTATTCCCGCTTTATCACAATCTTGTTTTTTCTTAATCCAATCGTAAACCCCTCCATGATTGGAAAACGCAATTGCTTTCATATCATTTTTTTTAGCAAGTTTAATATACTCTTTATAACTTGTGCATGAATCAGCATAACCATTGCAATTACTAGTATCGTCATGTAAATGAAACACTACATAATTATTAATTATATTTTCCATCTACGTCCTCCAATCTTACAAGATTCCATCAAGCCAACTTAAATCATCAATAATACTTTTATCTTCTTCTATTCTTTTATTATCTTTATCATCTAACTCCTCCAAATATCTTCGATAAGGCTCATGAATTTTACTACTATAACCACTTAATACAGCATGATAATAACTACTTTCTCTAGTGACATCTTTCCAAAATATATTTTTATCTTTTGTCTTTTCAAATTCTTTTTCCTTCTTAATAATTTCTACAATTATATTTGTAATACATTGTTTATGATTATTAATTATTTCTTCATTTAATTCTACTTCTATAAAACAATCATTAATTTTAAATTTATCTCGTACTTCTATAGGCAAACATTCTATAGTATTTGTTTCTATCATTTGAAATAATAAATTTTCTATATCGTCTTCAGAATATTTAAAATGTTTTAACCATGTTTTAGTATTGGATTTTAATTTTTCACCAATACTATTTCTTTCTATTTGTCTTACTTTTACTTCTCCATTCTTTTGAGTATAAGTTACATTTACATATTTCATAAAATTAAATCTAATAATAATATCTTCATATGGAGTATTTGTTTTTTGATGAATACCTTCTGCATATAATAATAATTGTCCTGAATTTTCTATTAATTTTTTACCAGAATACAAAGAGCTAGTTTTCCAATCTGAGATGAATATTTTTTTCTTTCCATCTCTTATTTCAACATTTAGGATGTCAATATAGCCTTGAAAGTATTGATTACCTATTTTAATTAGTAAAAATGGTTCAATAATTGGTTTTTCAGTTACTTTTTTATGATTTAAGAAAAAATGTCTCATACATGCTTCATATTTTTTTGCTATTTTCTCATTTTTATCTTTGTCTGTCCTATCATACATTAACCCCATAGTATTAAATTCAAATAATTTTTCTTCATATTCATTTAACATACCTTGATTATCTAATTCATTACGATACAGTTTTTCAACAATTGAATGTGCATAATTACCGCTTACTGCATAAATTGAATCTTTTTTATCTTCTGGTATTTTTAATATGTATTTAAGCATATATTCATAAGGACAATTTATATATGTATTAATTCTTGACCACGACCATAATTTGTCAATTTTCAGATCTTTCTTAATTTTTTCTAATTCTTCACCTTTTTTTCTAGACATTAGTTTCTCCTTTAAATATAAATTTATTTAGCCATTTTAATAATATTTCTTCTATACTATCATAATCCCAATAAGGAATACGAAGTAAAGGTATTTCTTTAAAATTACAATAATTACTTTTATAATTATCACTTTTTATTGTTTGAAAATAGTTATCTTCTGTATTCTAACCTTTATTTGTAAATCCAAAATGATGAAAACCATCATATTCTATTATAAATTTAATTTTATTATCATAAAATATTGCAAAATCATATCTATATCTCCAATAATTAGTATTTTTCCATTCTGTAAAAGTATATTGTTTTTTAAAATTTATATTATAATTAATTAAAATATTATTAATTAATTCTTCACCATTAGATAATAAACATCCACATGATTTTGTATTACCATAAATTAAATTATAGATATTTACCATTGCTTCATTGCCACATTCACATTTACAAAGCCATAGATTATTTCCTACTTCTTTAATTACAGTTAATTTACCAAATATTTTATTTTCAATATTAATTTTATTTATTTCTCTTTTACTAAAATTAAGTGCTGCAATTTCATTATGTAAACACCCACAACTTTTAGTAGCACCTCTTACTAAACTTTGTGAAGCTATACTTTTTATATTGCCACAATCGCATTTACAAATCCATTGATAACCACCGTTAGATATTTTTAAATCATCAATATACAATGCAGTTAATCTACCAAATTTTTTATTAGTCAGATCATTAAATTTTAAACATCCACAAGATTTTATATAACCTTTTCTCAAATCTGACGAATTGCATATTTTTGTATTTCCACATTCACACTCACATAACCAATAAATACTACTATTTTTTAAATGCGAAGGTCTATCTGTTTTTGAAATAACTATTAATTTACCAAATCTTTGTCCAATTAAATCAATGCATTTTTTACCCACAATTATATATTATCCTTTCTAATTTTTATATTTTAAATATTCTTTATGTTCTTTTTCATCATATTTAATTCTATGTTTTAATAAATAATTAAATATTTTATTATTCATATCTGCTGGACTATCTTTTTCTCCTAATAAATCATATTTATCATATATATAATAAATATTACGTATTCCATAAAATCTACTACATTCAGAACGTATATGTTTTAAAGGTATATCTTTATCGTAAGCTATTGTTATATTTGTATTTAATCCTATTATAATTTTAACCTGTTCTTCACTTAAATTATGTGATCCTACTGCTACCCCTGTTCCGTCTAATCTACTATGACGCTTTAATACTGATTTTTCTGATTCGTATAAAATTATTTCATTTTCTTCTTGTATTGTCTTATAATTCTCTTGCAATCCATATAAATTAATTCCTTTAGGATATGGTTTAATAGGATAATATTTAGGAATATCAAGTATAGAATATGATTTTATTGTAGTTCTTCCTATAATTCCAATGTAATCATCTTCTTCTCCTGCCCAATATCTAATAGGAATTATAATTCTTTTATGCTTATAACTATAACCTATATTAAATTTTTTACGTGTAAATTCTACTATTCCTTCTTTAAACCAATCAATATATAATACAGGTTCATATTCTTCAATAATTGTACTATCGAAAATTTCAATATCATTTATATTTATTTTGTTTCTTTTACGTTTTACTTTTTTAAAAATTTCTAATGGGTCTATTTTATTTTCTTCTTGTGATTGTTTACCTTTTTTATAATTATAAACTAATCCAAATAATTTATGTAAATATTTATTAGCATCTACAAATGAAATATCTTTTATAGTCATTATAAGAGTAAATATATTTCCTCTTATAATTTTACTATCTGATTGAAATATTTTAGTTTTTAATGTATCTTTTTTAATTGCAATATTAGTTTTATTTGTACTTTCTGGCATACCACATCTATATTCAGTAGAATATTCTTTAAAATCATGACAACCTAAATCATCAATGATTTTATTTGTTAATCCATTATCTATAATATGTTGAATGATTTCTATTGCTGTCATGTTTTTTAATAATCACCTACCTTTACCAATCAACACTTACATGTGTAATTCCTACTTCTTTCATTATATTTCTTGACATATCATGTTCTATTACAATCTGATAAGCATTGGCACTGCCTTCTCTATTTTTTATAATAAATACAATTTGATATCTCTTATCTCTATCTAATTTGACAGGAAGTTTTGTACGTCCACTCTTTCCTTCCAATCTATAAACTTTTAAAGCATTTTTACCATCTTCATATTCATCTTCTAAAACATCTCTTATCATAATACAAGTGCTTGTTGGGTCTACAATATTTTTTGCTACTCCAATATTATCTTGCGTAAAATATCTTTGTTTTACACTACCTTTTGCTAATTGGAAAGTAATAGTTATATGTAAATTTTTCGATTCTGGTTTTATTGCATCATATATATCAACCATTGCTTGTTGCATTTCTAACCAAGAATTACTCGATACTTTCCCTGCATCCATTTTAAATGTATCTAGTATAAAATATTTAACATTTCCTAAAGAAGAATATTTTTTTATTATTTTTATTGCGTTAGAGGTTTGATATTTTTCAAATGGTATAAGTGTAATAGTATAATTATTTGCTTGCTCTTTTAACCAATTAGCACTATCTTTTAATATTTGTAAAACTTCATCATTATATTTACCATCTCTAACTATGTACTTCTGCAAATCTTTTTTTAGTATATTATTAGCCGTCCATACAAGTAATTCACGTTGCCATTTCTTTTTTCCATCTTCGTTTAACATAATAACAACTTTTTCTTTTTCTTTGATTATACTAGGTATGGTAATAGACCTTGTAAATGTACTTTTCCCCACATTAGACAATCCACCTATTAATGTGATATTCCCTACTAATTGACCTCCAGTTTCCTTATTAATCATAGGCATATTATAATATGGCAAACCTACTGCCAAACCTTCATTTAATTCATCAATTAATTCATCAATACCATCTGTAATACAATAACTTTTTACATCTCCTTCAACATTAACAAATATATGATTTAACTGTGCTTCAAACATATCATAAATTTGTTCTGCTGACATATCTACAAATTCTTTAATTTTATCATGTACAGGAAATCTTCTTGCTAACAATTGCAACACAGCATTCCATTTATTTAGTTCATCAATATAACCATTAATATTTTCTATATTGACATATTCCTTAGATTTATCAATGGTATCATAACCACCATATTCATCATACTTTTGTTTTAGTTTAGGATGTTTTTCAAGATATAAACCAATAGTAATATCATCTAATGTTTTCTTTCCTTCTTTAATAATAATGTCATAACCTATCTGCCAATAAACCTTCCATACATTACTACTAAAACTTTTAAGATTTAATTTATCATATGTAAAGTATAAATCAGGATTCTTATATAAAGAAGAAACTATATTAGCTTCGCAAGCAAGTTTATATTCTTGTACCTTCTTACTTGATTTTATTAATTCAATCTCAAGAGGACTTAATTCTTTTTTATTTTTTTCTGCCATCAACACACCATCCATTTACCATAATTCTTCTAATTCATTATTAAGTTTTTTATTTTTACTTTTATTTATATATCCTGCTCCTTCATGTGTCATATTTTCAAATTTCATATTCTCAACTTTTTCTTCTGATTTAACTACTTGTTTCAATCTATTTACCACATCATTAATTTCTTTTTCAATTATAATCATTATGGTATTAAATTTATGTTGCTCATTTTTAAAATCTTGTGACCTAACTATTTGCTTTATTTTCATTTTATTAATTTTGAAAGTATATAAAATATGCTGATACTCATAATCAGCCATAGATGTAGTTTTCTTATTTGCCATAAACTTACCTTCTTTTAAACCTTTTAATCTTAATACCATATATGAAGGTAATTTTTGAGATTTATCATATTCAAATATATCTAATTTTATATATTGATATAATTCATCCCAATCTTTTTTTTCTTTTTCCGTCATTTTTGCCATATTCATCACCTATAATTATAATTTAAAGAGGTGGTTTTAATATACCACCTCTTTTTTTAATCTTTAAGAAGCAATTACTTCCATAAATTCTACTAATTCTTTAAGTTTTTCTATATCAGAAGATTCTAATTCTTTAGGTAATAATTCTAATTCTTTTAATTTATTAGAAACTTTTTTAACATTATCTCCATCAGTTTTTAAAATATTCATTGTTGTTTTAAATTTTTCTAATAAGATTTTTTTAGTTTCTAATTCTTTTTTTTCATCAATTTCTTCTTTTTTCTTTGTTGCATTTTCTTCTATAACTTTTTCTTTTTCTTTTTCTTGGATTTCTTTTGTTTCTTCTACTGATTTTACGTTAGATTGTTTATTATGTTCTGCTTTAATAGCATCTTGCAATGCATTAATTAAAGAATCTGCATCAAGTGGAATTTCTTCTACTATATCTGCAAATCTACTGCCACTATCTAAAGCCATATTATCATCTCTGAATTTAATTTTTCTACTTTCTTTTGTTAATTTATTTCTTGTTTCTTCCTTTTTAGTAACAATATTTTTCTTTCCTGTTTTTTCTGTAATAATTGTTCTATCATAATATGCAAGTCCAATAAAATGCATCTTTTTCTTCAAAAGATTAAAATATATTTTTTCAACATCTGATGTTAATGTTTGATATGTAGTGCCTGTTGCAATATCAGTAAGTTCTCTATTCTTAATATGACCAATAATAATCATCGAAACTCCGATTTTTCTTAATCTTACTACAATATCAAACATTAATTCAAATGCTTTTGCTTGACCTTTTTGAAAACCATTCCATGCAGAATCTATAGAATCAGCAAATTTATCAGGATGTGCTTTATTCCATAAACGAATTGCTTCTTTTTCTGCTAATTTAATCCAACCATCATATGTATCGGCAACAACAGTTTTTAAATTTGCATATTCTGTATTTCTATTATATTCTATATCTTCAATAATATCATCTAAATCTTCCCAATCATCAATATCTTCATAAACAATATTGCTAATTGCATCTGCTCCTGCTTCTCCAGCCATTTCTAAAAACATATATCCATCTTCACCAACAAGTTTTTCAAGCATTTCTTTAATAGTAGATGTATTATGTGTTACTATATAATCATTAGTGATATATAAATGTTGTGGATTATCTACCATAATACATTGTGATTCTTCTTGTCTAATTAATTGTATATCTACAATAGATTTACAATAATCATTGCATCTTGTTTTTAATTTATTTTTATGTTTTGTAGACAGATTTAATTTAGAATAATCCCCAATAATAGTAACTCTATATTCTATTTCTGTTTCATATTTTTTTGTACTATTTTCATCAGTTCTATCCCAAGAATTAAATATAGCAACATATCCTAAACTTCTAGCTAATTCAGTAACATCTTTTGCTAATTGTTCTGAATAACTACATACATGAATACTAACTCCTTCATATACGTGTCCATCAGTATTAATTATCCCACTAAGAAGTTTAATTCTATTCTCAATTGTTGTATATATGTATTGTTTTGGAATAAATTTTTGTCTTGAATCACAACCAAATAAACTTAACTTTTTTAAAATTATATTTAATTGATTATGTTCTTCTTCATTATCATTTTTTACTATTGTTGCTTGTCGGTGATTTTCAAAATCTCTATAATGTAATTCTAAATTTAATTCTTTTACACCTTGTTCTAATTGTTCAAATAATTCTGTTTCTGGATTAGTAAATGTTACTACATTTCCTGTAAATCCACCATCTCCTAATAATAATCCAAAAATATAAGGATTAAGTGATAATTCTTCTGTTTGTGTAAATTCAATTTCAGAATTAATTGGAATAGAATATTTATAATGATAACTTTTATAAGAATTTGAATGATGCTCTTTTTTATAATCTTTAATTATTTCTTTTAATGGTTTTGTTGTAAATCTATAATCATTAAATTTTCTCATATTTTCTCTTTGTTTTTTAGTATGTACATGCCACAAATGTTCATGACCACATCTTGTTTTAGTACCATCTGAAAAAGTTATTTCATATACATCTTTTATACCTTGAGGATATACACCAGTTACATTATAAATATTACCATCTTGTCCATAAATTCTATCACCTATTTTAACATTACCCATAGGTGTCCATCCACATTCTAATAATACTGGTTCAGATATTGGTTGTTCCTTTCCTATTTTCGGCTCTCCTAATAAACAAATATTATAAGCTAAAGGATCTACTTTAATTACATTCTTTTTACCATATTTACGTGCCAAAATTTAACCACCTTTTTATTTATTTTTATATATCATTTTATCTTGCTATTTTTATATGAAGGAGATTTTTTATCTCTCCTTCATATTTCATACTATTTATATCTAATCATCTTCTGCAAGCAATTTATCTAAATCATCTAAACTGTAATCACTAGAATTTTCTTCTTCTGTGTCACTATCATTTGTATCAGTATTCTTATCGTCTTTACTCTTACCTTCTTTTTCACTAAGCAATTGATTTAAAAATACTAAATCTTCAAATTTATATTTTTCATCTGTTCTTTGAATTACAGGTTTTTTATCGTCACCTTCACCCATAAGTTTAATAACAGGTTTTTTGATCAACATTTTCTTTTCTCTAGTATTTCCAACAGCACATTTTGCTAATGCTTCTTCTTCTGTATAAGCACCTAATTCAATTAACTCTCTAATATCTTCAGGCACATCATCAAGAGTAATATTAACTTTTGCTTGACCTTCAACAATAATACCTTCTACTGTGATTTCATTAACATTATCTTTTTTTGCTTTAAACATTTTTACAAGTAATTTAGCACCTTTTTCTAAATCTTTTTCTGCAACTTCAAATTGGAATACTTTAGTGAATACTACATTTTGTTTAATTTCAATCTTATCTTGACCGTATTTACCAACATAATCAACAACATATGTAGTGATTGGGAATAAACCAGATTCCTTATCATATTTACCAATACTATCTTTGTCAACAAGAATTGTTTGTTGGAATGTTGCAGAATATTTAGATACATCATCTGCTTTTGATAGATATACAGAAGTAATTTCCTTTTTAACTTGAATACTATCTTGATAAATTGAGTATTTTAAATTACCTTTTACATTAACAACCATTCCATCAGTAAGATGTTCTTTTATGTATTCAATAGCATCATATGAAGATAAAAATTTCTTAGAAAATGTTTTATCTTTTGCATCTTTTTCTAATC